TTCCAATAACATTTTTGCGCAACGATGGTAATTGAACTGAGTTATATATACGCTCTTCAGCCTCCATTACAAAGACTGGAATATTTGCCACGAACAACTGTTCGGTGTTCTCAGCGTAAGACTGGATGTTGTTATATAACTGTTCGTAATTCATAGGGTTAACCCTTAAGCCATCGGACCTCTAGACATACGACCTTTAGTAGCTGCACCAGCTCCACGCATTTCAATGCCAGACGTTTTTGGCTCTTTGGTTGTGCCATAGCTAACACCGTTAGGAATAGGATCACGCAGATCTGCATCTTTTACAGATTTAGTAGTTGCATATGGAATATCATCTTCCATCGCTTGGAAGCTCTCTACTGTGTATTTTTTGCCAGACATAGTATGCGGAGCAGCATAGTCAGAGGCTGGTTTGTCATTTTTAGCATGACCAGTATGAACAGCTGGGCTATTCTTTTTGGTTGCTTTTACTGATTTATTGTATGCCATATTAACGACCTCTTCCAGAAGATTTTTGGTTCATTGCACGAGCCATGTTGCGACCTACCGCTTTCATAGCTTTACCAGTTACTCCACCTTTAGCCATTTTAGTAGGCTTCATACCTGGATGCATATGATGTTCATGTTTATGAACTTCTTTTTTTGCTTCTTTATCTGCAATCTTAGTTACTTGCTTCTTGTCCATTTTAAACTCCTAAGTTGTTGTAATGGTTACTGTACCGATTGTTATAACAGGAAGCAAGGAATTTGGCGTTAAATAACTATCAAAATAACTTGCTCCACCTACGGGATTCCAACCCCACTGAATCTGCCTACTACCATCGCTTGGATAACCTAAATTATCCACGTTAAACGCATTTGGATCATAAGGATTTGTCATCAATCCTGATGTTCCACCAGCGTAATAACTGACATCTGGGCGTGGCTCCCGTACAGCTTGCGGATCATTCACAGGATATAAACCAAGACTTAACTGTGGTTGATCTGGATCCCAACACTCAGGACATACTTTGATATTAAAAAGTTTGGTTTTAATAACCTCTTTTTTCAATTCTTTGAGCATATATCTAAAGCCACAACGATCACATTGTGCAATTGCCCATTTACCAGAGGCGTATTTGTTTGGCATTAGACGAACCTACCTTTTGTGTGACCTTTTCTTTCTATGCCATGACCTCGAATAACTCCCCCTTTTTTACGGTTTAATGGACTGTCTGGGTTAAATGGATTATTTGAACCTGGAACATAGCCAACACCGCCACTGCCTTTTGGAGAGCTTCCTTTAGAAGTTTTGTCGTAATAACCCATGTCTTTTAATCTTTCAGCATAGGTGCGTGGGCGTTCTGCTTCTTCTTTTGCTCTGGTTTCTTCTAACATTTTGCTTATTTCAGCACGAGCACGTTCAGCCTTTTCTTTTTCCAAGGTTTTATCAAATTCGCTTGGACCACGTTTTTGGTTAGGTTCGTACTTTTCACTACCCTCACCATTTAGTGGCTGTGCTGGACTTACTGGCTTAACCATTATCTACTGTGACCTCCGTAGAAAGACATACGAGGAACAAATCTAATAGCCGCTTTTTCTCTATCTTCTTGTGAGGCTAAATCCCATTGTTCCATGTACTCAGCTTTAAGCATTGGTATGCGGTTAGGATCTACGCCAGGAATCTTGGATGACAAGTAAAACGCTAGTCCAGCCACCATGCATGGGATGAATCTAAATGGAATGTCATTGGTATTAATACCAGTGCCAGCATCCTGAATCCTACGCATACGCCAGTAAACAAAAGTGTATTGGCTGCCTGGAGAGTTAGGAGTGGGCCAGACGTTAATACAAGGCAGATTAACCACGCTAATCGAAGCTCCAGTCGCATGGGAAGTTGCGGTAGTACCATTCTGACCACGATAGCAATTTAACAGCTGTGGAGCCGTTGTAGAGACATTTGGGTAGTAAATGATCTCATTGTCTATCTGAATATAGCCAGTGGCTGCTAAACCTGTCATATCAGACTGACTTAACTGAATAGTAGTGTCGGTAGCACTAATACCAGTTGTAGAACCATTACCGTATAAGGTGTAATTGGTAGGGTTGTTTTGTCCAGACTGGCGGTTAATCCATACTTGAACAGGTCTTCCTTGAGCCAATTTATTAGGCAAAGTCGAGTAGGTGTCCTCGGAAATGCGACTAATATTAATATCTATCTGGTTTTGCAAAGTACCAGTTCGGATAACTTGGCTTAATAAGTCAATGGTATCTATTGGCAGAGGATAGGTAATCTGCCCAGTAACCATAGGAATTTGACCTTCTTGGATAGTCCACAGGTTAATTCCACGGTTTGCCCATTCGACTGTTAACAGGTTTAAAGACCGTCTGGCTGTCCTAAAATCATAACCAGTTCTAAGTTCGACACCGCACCTCTCAAACGCCTCTTCAATGAGGTCGTTCATGTTTAGGTCAAATACGGATGTCCCTGAAGTAGCCATTATTTATGCTTAAAGCCTTTAAGAGTTTCTGCTAAACGAGCACGTTGACCTAGCTTGCCAGGTTTTTTAGCAGCAGCAGCCAGTTTTTTCTCAGGAATAGTATGTCCTTCTTTTACTCCCAAAGCCTTACGCAACGCACCAGCTTTTTTGATAGCGTGTTGAATCCATTTTTCTGCCATGATTAACTCGCAACATTTTGTTCTGGATCAACGGGAGCAGTAACTTCAACGGTTGCAGATGCTGGTTCTTCAACATTGATAGTTACGCTGGCTGGTGCTTCTACAGGAGCAGCTTCAACAGCAGGAGATGCTTCAGCTACGGGAGCAACTTGTACAGGTTCTGATGCTGGAACTAAAGAAGCAGCAAAAGATGTTACCACTGGGGAATTTGAGAATCCCAAAGCTACTTTTTCACTTGCCAAATACGCAGCAAATTCGTTTAACAATTTGTGCTCTTCACCTTCCACTGCATGACCAGCACTCTTGACGTAATTTATAACTCGATCAAATAAATTCATTTTTTCTTCCTTGCAGCTCTCATGTTATCGACTAAATTAGGATAAGGTCTACCAGCTGCCTTTGCCATCGCTTTCGCACTAGCTTTTTTAGCTGAAGACAATTTCTTTGGTTTCCCAATATCTTTCGGTCTTGGTTTATCCCAAATTTGCCCACCTTTGGCATAAAACTCAACAGCATCAGGATTATCTTTTCTCTGGATAATCTTTTTGCGTGGCATCTTAGATGGGTTAACTGCTCCCATCCCTCGGCTGGCTCTCATTACTTATGAGCGTGACCGCCACCGCACATTGCTTCAACGTGCTCGTGGTGATGTTTGTGACCATGCATACCGCCATCATGCTCTTTCAAATGCTTTTCGTGAGCGTGATGTTTGTGGATATGACCGCCATGAGCATGACCACCATCATGTTCTTTCAGATGATGCTCAATGTGCTCGTGATGTTTTTTGTGTCCGTGTGACATAGATTTCTCCTAATTAACAGTATTTGGTTTTGGTATGACCACGTTTAGCAATGCCATCAGCACGACTAGAAGTAGAACCACCTGAAGCCATTTTCTTAATATGACCACCGTGTTTTTTACCAGAAATAGAACCAGATGTACCAATAGTGTTGTCACCTTCGTTATGCATCTTTGGTTTTCGATCTTCAGTATGACCACGTTTTTGAACTTTTGATTCTCCAAAACGACCAAGTTTGTTAGAACCAGCTTCAACATCATGTTTCATGCCACGAGGACCCATAGTCTCTTTTTCTTTCATATGACCACGAGGCTCTGTGCTGGCTTCACGTTTAATAGCACCACCCATTGCATATTTCTTCATATGGGCTTTGCCACCATGACGCATACCAGCTGCTTCGTGCTCTTCTTCTTTAGCAAGTTTACGAAGTTCTTTAGCCTGGTGCATTTCATGTTCTTTTTCAGCATGAGCATGACCACCTTTAGCCATCTTTTTAGTGTGATGACCTTCATGCTCTTTCATATGGTGTTCAGCCATCGCTAAATGGTGATGAGCTAAATGTTTGTGATGCTCTTTAGACAAACCACCATGTTTCATGCCACCAGCCATAGGACCTGCTGGAGGTGCCATTGGAGCAGCAGCTGGAGTTGGCATGGCACGAGCTGCCATCATAGCCATCGCTGGGTTTACACTACGTTTTCTTGTTGCCATGTTGATTCCACCTTTTTTAAAATGTTTGCCTTTATCGGCTTTTGCAAAATCCTCACCTACCGATTGAGGAACTCCTACTTTTTTGGCAAAAGCCTTGTTGTGGGCTACTGCCTCCATAAAATCATGCTGTCGTTTGGACTTACTTGGCATTATTTATGTCCTTCAATAAACCTGTCAAGCTTTGCTTCAATGCGGTCAAAGCGGTTAATAATTTGGTCCATATCATTACGCACTTCAATTTTAGTAATGTAATCACGAGCTATCTCCTCACGAGTCTTATTCAAAAGGATGCCTTGACGTGCAAGCTCATCAGCTTTCTCTTTAAGCACAAAGCTCACGATAGCACCTAAAACATATGCTACTACAGTTAATATCTCGAATATGGACATTTAACATTTCCATTTTCTTAAACTCTTATTAATTCTACTATCTGGATCTTTAGCTGTTTTTTCTGATGTTAACTTAGACTTCATGCCTTCCATACGAGCACAGAAAGATTTTTTCCGTGAACCACCTTCTGGCTGTGGTGCTTTTAAATTCATACCTTCTTTTTTAGCAGAAGCCCTACCTTTGGCGTTTAAGCCGCCAGTAGGACTTTTACCTTCTTTGCGTTGCCAGGCAGGAGTCTTAGCCATATATAGTTGTTACGTAAGTGCAACCACTAAATGTTATCGTTAAACCACCCGCAGCTAAAATACCTTCGCCTGGAAGTATTAAGTTAATAGTGTATGTATCTGTGGATGCTACGCTCATTTTGTACAAGATAGCACCACTAGTAGTATCTGTATAGGTAATAGCTCCAGAAGTTCCAGACCCTAAATATACAACTCCTTTTAGGCGCTGCCTGTTAGACGTGATATTAGCTGGCGATGTCGTGTTATACGATGATAAAACATCATATTGCATTGTCATAATTAATCTCCTAAGTTTTAAAAAATGGGGGTGTTTAGCCCCCCAAGAGGATTAATTAGTCAAAGTTACCGTATGGGTAAGTTGTACTTGTACCAATGTTCATATCATTCTGGTTGTAACGTAAAGTTATTTCAACTTGACCAGAAGATAAACCAGCAGCTGATGTAGTCATACCCAAAGTTACAACTACTTGGCTAAACCATGAAGGCTGTTGACCAGGTTGTAAGTTTTGGAAATCTTGCAAAGTAGCGTTGCTATTGGTTAACTGTGAGCCAACATAAGTTGCTGTATAACGCTGTGCAGCTGGGCTAGAGATGTTTGCAAATGTTGCATAAACACCAGTAGAAGTTGCAAAGTTGTTAGAAACATATGGTTGGATCGCAGTTACTGCCAAAGGTGTACCAGCGCTATCTTTAGGAACTGTACCAATATCAAGGATAATGTCGGTGATATTGCAGCTATATGGCAGATAGAACACTGCGCCACGATAAACAAGAGTTGTTGCATCAGCTGTTGGAGCTGTAGCTATAGTAGGTCCGTTAGTGCTATAAGCACCAGCTTGTGGCTTATAAATAACACCAGCAGAGTTAGGAATATTGTTAGAGGCAACAAAAACACCAGAACCACCACCATAGTTAGAACCAGTTGCAGTTACTGAAAAATCTAAAAGAGCTGTTTGAACGAGGTCTGTATAACCAACGTCACGAACTGGACCAAAACGATTATCACCAGATAAAATTGGTCCTTCAAATGTACTACGTCCCATAATGGACTCCTTATGCAAAAGTACTTATGCCGATCTTTGCATCGTCTGCTGGGGCAGTGGTGGCATAAGTGAATCACCCAGATATAACAAGTTTACTACTTTATACGCTTTGTGCAATCTTTTTTCAAAAAAAATCCCCAGTTTTTTAGGCTGGGGATCAAACTCCTCACGAGAGTTTAGTATGAACCGTAAACACCTAATGGATCAGAAACACCAAAGGAATAACGCTCACGAGACTTGTATCTTACGTTACCAGTATCGAAGTCGCCATCCATAGAGTTCTGGAGTGGTGTACGAACAAACATCTTCAAACCGTTTGGAACATCAGTTGTCAAGAACCATGCGTTGGTTGCGGTCAAGAAGTGGTTAATTGCGTAACCTTCTGGAACTGCACCATTGTTCTTGATTGCGTTGATGTCGTTGTTGTTTGTACCAACACGCAATTCAGTTTCAAGCAAACGGGTTGCAACGAACTGGAGTGCAGGTGGAATAATCAACTTCTTCGGTTTTGCAGCGATCAACAGACCACGCTCATCTGTCCAAGCAGCGATTTGAATAACAGCGTTTTCCAACGCAGTTTCGTTCAAGTCAGCTGGAGTAGATGGAGTGTTGGCGTTAGTACCACCAGAAATCAAAGGATGTGCAGTAGAGAACAAAGGCTGACCGTCACCATAAGTGAACTGGCTATTAAAACCGTTATTCAATACAGCAGCAGCTTTAACCTGTTTGGTGTAAGCCATAGCACGAGCCAAAGCCTTGGTATAGCGACCAGATAACGAGTCATACAAGTTATCTTCGATTGCCTCTTCAGTCAAACTGAAGCCCAAAGCGATAGTTTCATGGTTGTAACGAGCTGTCCATGCTTCTTGTCCGTTGTCATAAGCGATGGCTTGGCCTTCGTTCTTGACTGGAGCAGCTGAAAAGCCTGACAGTTTTGTTTCTTCTTCAAAAGAACGCTCAGAGGTCTCGATTTCATAGATCTCTTTGTGTTCTTCACCGTAACGAGCATACTCAAGACCAAACAGGGCGTTTAATCCAGGTAATAGCTCTTTTAGTAGTTGTGCACGAGAAATAGCCATTTAAATGCTCCTTAATTAAACACCATTGGCATTGAAGTAGCTGTGGTAACCGAAGTTCCAAGTTACTAATGCTTCTGGGTAGCCAGTGAAAGAAAACTGTGCATTTGTCGACTGAGCTGTTGTTACAGCTGTGTTGATAGTTACAGTTGTGCCGTTTACAGTTGTTACATAGGTATTGGAGCCAGCAGTGATGCCAGGACCAGAAATAACCATACCTGGGAGGATTGCAGTGTTAGCAGCAGATAAAGTGATCGTTGTGCTAGAAGATGTAGCATTTTGGGTCACTGTAACAGCTGAAGCAGGTACAACGCCTACGATACGGAAAGGAGCCGATGTAGTCAAAGGTGTAATCGCTGATGTGCTTGTGGCAGCAGCAGAGATTGCAATACCAGCAGATGAATCGCCAGTAGTTGTCGAACCAGTGTTACCAGCAGCAGCACCAATGTAATAAGCATTAGAACCAACGAAAGCTGGGTTTAGGTATTGAATGGTTGTAGAACCACCAGTACCAGCTGGGTTAGACAAACAAACTGCTTGGAAAACAGCTTGAGGATCATCAACAACATAACCAATAGCATCTGGAGCTGTTGTAGAAGCTTGCCAGAACTGATAACGATTTTTACCGTAGATTGGACCACCAGTTGTTGAATACTCGCAACCAACAAACACGCCAATTGTGCCGTTAACAGCAGAAGAAGCATTGTATGCCAATGTTGAAGATACTAAGTTACCAATGTTTGCACCAGTACCAATTGCTACAACGTCACCGTTGAACAAGCTAGTACTGTAACCGTTGGTGATAGGGAACATACGGGTAGAACCCGAAAATACACGACCACCAATAAGGTTAACTGGCTTTAGCCCGTAAGGGGCTGCTACTGTAGGATAAGCCATATAAATCTCCTAATAAGTTAAGAACCTTTACCAAAGGACACTGTAGACTTCCGTTCTTGGAACAGAGGCATACGAGAATCGCTTTGCCGTAAAAAACTATTGTCTACTGCTTCTGCATTTGCTTGGGTTTGGTTGTTCTCATAATCCATCCTTGCCTTCACAAATTCCTCAGGAATTTTGCATAACAGTAAACCACCGATTTCGATATTGTCTTTGTATCGACTATCTGGATCGGTCAACATTCCATATTTCGGTTGCTCTTCAGCTCTGACTGCTTCCCAGCCTTCTCTTAGTTTGGAAGATAAGTTGCGAGGGTCAGCGTTGTTAAGCATCGAAACCCTAACCCAGCGATAAGCATAACCTGCTTGCTTGTCTGGTTCAGGTAACAACTCAGGGGGTTTCCACGCCATAGGGCGAGCCTCTTGTTGTCTTGTTTCAATTTCACGGGGGGTACGATTGTTATTAGCCATTTTGGGACTCCGTTTTAACTAGTTCGTTGTAATATTGCTCTGGCGTAATTTTGAATTTCTTAGCCAGTTCCATTTGACGGGTGTTTAATGTGATCTTTTTTGAAGACGTTGACCTCGTTGCTGGAGCAACCACCGTGCTTTTACGAGTTGTAGCAGGAGATTTGGTTCCTGCTTCTTCCCCAAATTTCTCTGGGAAACGTCTTCTCATTTCGGTATCTATAGCGTTCCAGTAATGATCGGAGCCTGTCGGGACTCCCTCACGTTCCAGCCGCTTATGGATTCCCATAGCGAGAAAACTCATGTCATCGTCAGTGCCGTACCATTTGTTTTTGTCAAGCCACGATTGGGTTTTTGAGTCCAGTCGTGTTGGTTGGCTCTGCTGTTGAGGTATTTGTACATCAACTTCAGAAGATTGTAAAGTATTTTCGTCATATTGTGGAACATAACGATCCATCTCTTGAGCTTTAAATTTAATTTCAGTTAAACGCTCTTGAGCTTCTACTAAACGCTCTGCATCACCAGAGTCATAAGCCTCTTTGTATGCACGTCTTGCTTGATCAAGATCAGAGGCAATTTTTTCTTTAGCTGTTGATACATACACCTTTTCGCCATCAGAAAGTCGACCTTTAAGGCGTTTGTTTTCTTCAATAATGGTGTTAGCAACCCGAACAGCTTCTTCGTTTTCACGCTGGATAGCTTCTTTAGCCCTGCGTTCATCGTTAATCAGCTTTTTCATCTGCAAAAGGCGTTGTTTTGCCTCTTTAGAATAGGCTTCTAAGTCATCATTGTCGATTTCTTCAACGATTTCTTTAGGAAGTGGTGCTGCATTAATACGATCTTCTTCTGGGGTATCGTCAACAATCTCTAATTCAACCTCTGGTGGGGTTGCATCATCACTTTCCAAAAAAGAAAAGTCTTGTTTTTCAAATTCAGCCATGTTTTTTCTCCTTA